CATTGACGGGTGCAGTCGTATTGACCGGATTAGCTGCCGCTTACAAGCTGTATTCCTCCTCTAAGGTGATGGAACCTCATGGTAATATTCAACCGAAGACTATGGAGGACATCAGGAAGCGTGATGCTGAGCAGTCCGACTGGGCAAAGACGGTTGTTGAATCTCTTCCTGCTTCTGAAAAGAGCAAGTGTATTGATACTGAACGTCTTATACCCAAGGTCAAGAAAAATCTTGTATATGTCAATTATGATGATGAGGATGGCAAAAAGAAGTTTGTCAACGGATTTTTTGTCCGCGCTAACGAACTCCTGATTCCTTATCACATTCTCACTGACAAGCCGAAAACCTACAAGATTTATCGGCGTGGAGAACATATACGAGGAGGACAATTCTCGGAAATCTTCTCAATTGGTGCAGCTTCTGTTCATCCCACTAAGGATGTTGCATTGGTTCAATGTTGCAATACATCACCTTTTGAGGACTTGTCTGAGTATTTGGCTCTTGACGAACACAAAACCGCTCCGTTTTCAATTCATTTTATGAATAAGGACGACACTTATCTTGTTGGCCATGGAACTGCGAAAGCCGGAAAGATTAATAATTCTATCCGTGTTTCCAAGGGCTACCACTATGAGTTGTCTGACATGAAGACGTTCTCCGGTATGTGTATGGCTACTATGGTTTCTGACACTAAAGCTCCCCAGATTATTGGTTTCCACATCGGTGGTTTAACTGGAACTGGAGCTGGATGTGCCTTATCCATGACGGCCGCAGAATATGAAGAGATGGCTAAGGTGTATTACACTAAGCACATTTCTGCTCTGCCGCATATCAGTGAAGGTACCGTTTATACTGAACATTACGGTATCGAGTGGTATGAAGGACCCGACATCCACGTGAAATCTCCACTGAATTGGTTACCTGAGGAATGTAACATCCGTTATTTTGGTTCTTGTAAAGGTCGTACATCATACTATAGTGAGGTCACCGCAACTCCTATTGCGGACTACATCACTGAAGTATGTGGCCATGAACAAGAATACGGAGGTCCACATTTTCACAGATGGAAATCTTGGTATGAGAGTCTAGTCTATTCTTCCAATCCAGCTATTGGTTGTGAAACGGAATATTTGGATTGGGCTGTCCAAGACTTTGAGAACCAATTGTGGTCGATTTTTGAGGTTGAAGGCATCAAGGAGGAAGTGAGGAAACTCACTGAAATCGAGACTGTCTCCGGTAGGGATGGCGTTCGCATTATCAATGCAATGCCCCCTAATACCTCATGTGGATATCCTCTTGGAGGTCCGAAGAGAGGCAAGATCATCGAACTTGCTCCCAATGACGAGCACAATTGTCCTCGGACTTTTTGTACCGGTATTTGGGAGGAGCTTCGCCGTTTCAAAGCTGCCATTCGAACTGGACAGAGGTATTATCCGATGTTCAAGGCATGCTTGAAGGACGAGCCAACCAAGATCGAGAAGGAGAAAGTACGTGTTTTTCAAGCCGCACCTTTGACCTTGCAACTTGCAATTCGTGAGTATTTTCTTCCAATTGCTCGTGTTCTCTCTTTATTCCCATTGGTCTCCGAATGTGCTGTTGGTATTAATGCACACGGGCTCGAATGGGATGCTCTCCAAGAGCATGTGAAGAAGTTTGGCACAGATCGCATTGTTGCGGGAGATTATTCTAAATATGATCTCCGTATGTCCGCAAAGCTGACTTCTGCTGCATTTAAGATCTTGATTGACTTTGCAGAGAAGTGTGGTTATAGCGATGAGGATCTTGCCATGATGAGAGGTATTGCCACTGAAGTTGTCTATCCTATGATGGCTTACAATGGTGATGTTGTCATGCTCCAGGGTTCTAACCCTTCTGGTCAGAACCTCACCGTGTACATCAACTCGATTGTCAATTCCTTGTTGAATAGAATTGGGTTTCGCATGATCTACCCTGATTTTAAAGGTAGATTCTGTGATGCGGTAGCGTTGACCACGTATGGAGATGACTTTAAATCATCTGCTTCTTCTGATTTCCCCGAGTTCCACCATCTTTCATTGGCCGAGAAGTTGGCTTCGATTGATATGAAAATTACTATGCCTGACAAGGAAGCTGAACCAATTCCTTTTCTTACAGATGAAGATTGTGATTTCTTGAAGAGACACAACCATTTGCATGAATGTGGATATTATGTCGGTGCACTTGATGAGGAAAGTATTTTCAAATCGTTGAAGGCTGTTCTCCGTTCCAAGCATGTTTCTCTGAAGGAACAAGCTGCCATGAACATTGATGGTGCTCTTCGAGAGTGGTTTATGCATGGTCGCACGGTGTATGAAATGCGCCGATTGCAGATGCAGGAAGTTGCTGCGAAGGCCGGTATCACTCATATGTGTACTCTTTTGGACGAACCTTTTGAAAGCCGTCTACGAGAGTGGCATGAGAAGTATACCCCACTTCAATTCAGCGACTCCATTCCCGAGGAGGAAGAACCCCCTGTCTATGAGGAGCATTCTGGCTTTGAGTGTACTGAATATACCGAGATTGCAATTGATCGCATGGCTGAAATCCAGCACATTTGCAAGGATGGTGTTGAGTACCTCTGGTTTACTCCTCTCCCCGGACCGCATGTTCCTGTCG